ATGGGAATTCTGGACAAAGTCAAAGAGCAGGCCGCAGCTCAACAGGCTGTTCGCGAGGCGTCTACGGTCGCCGCGGCCAACGTCGTCAGCGGATGCCCAGGCAGCCACTACGTCACCACGGTCAACAAGGGCAGCATCCGAATGCAGACCTGGGAGTCAGACCTTAACGCGATGTATCGCAGTGGGTACCGGCTAGCTCACGTATTGGAGCAGGACGGCAATACCGTCCAGGTCTTCGAGCACAGCTTTCACTAACCCCTCCACGTCCCCGTACCGTCGTGTGGTGGGTCGTACTGCACGTCACGGCAGGTCCGGCATGTCCATGTCCGAGCCCGAGCGTAAAGCGCCCCGGCAGATCCGTGGTGCTTGCTGGATCCCGGGGCGCATCTGCTTGGTAGGGCAGGCCACCAAGGTATCACAACCAGCCAGAGAACACCCGCGGCGCCCGCTGCACCACAATTCTCGCATGTAACTCAGCTCTGATCCGCGACGCTACGCCGGGGTTCACCGGGCCGTCCAAGTCGACGGGTGCCCGCATCAGGCGCTGGTGGCGTCCAGAATGAGCGATCGGACGTAACTGGAAACTGATTGCCCGCTCTTGCCTGCTTCGTTCCGGAGTTGCTGCATTTCGCTGGAGGTCAGCCGGGCGGCGGCCACCTGTGGCTTGATCCGGCGGCTGTCGGTTCGGGGTTCGGTGGACGGCATGGTCATTTCCATGGGGAGCTCCATCGGTTGGCTGCAAGTCATTATGTGACTCCTCGGACCGAATGCGGGTAAACCCGCACGGCGCGGCGCGCAAGAGTTTGTATACCCACCCCGATACCCTGTGACTGCCGCTGTAGCTCAGGGAATAGAGCGCATCTCTAGCTCAGGTGTGGTCGCGGGTTTGAATCCCGTCAGCGGCACCCGCAAGTTGAAGGGCCCCCCACGTCAATGGGGGGCCCTTCGTGTTCAGGTCGGTCGTGGGAAAGAATCCCCCGGAATCACCTGAGCGCATCTCTAGCTCGTTCAGTGTTGCACAATCTTGCCCAGCGTCAACCTCAATCATCTTGAGCCGGATCACAGTCCAGAAACGACGAAAAAGGCCCCCACCTCAGCGGGGGACTGAGGTGGGGGCTGTCTTATGTCAAGCCGGCCGGGTTCAGGTGGGCCGCATTGTGGGGCCGGCGGCGGTGCCAGGCGACATGCCAGGACCGGTGCCTGTCGCGCCGTTCATCGTCGGGCCCGACGCTGCCCCGCCGGTCATCGCTGGACCACCGGCAGCCGTCCCCGCCATGCTCACTCCGGGCACACTCCCCCCGGCCATTGACCCCGCAGTGGAGACGACGGTGACAGTGACCAGCGGCGGCGCGGCTTGTTTACCCCGCAGCTTGAACGGGAACCTGCGACGCCTACCCACGCCGGGGACCGGTGGGTAGACAACGACGGACGTGACGACGGTGGAACGGGCCCGGCGCAGCAGCGGCGGGAGTAGCCGGTCCCGCTGGGGTTGCGGCGGCAACGCTCGAAGGGTGACGAGTACCTGTGTGGTCCGTGCCCGTCGTGCCCGTGGCGGCAGCAGCCGGGTCCGGGCAGGTTGGGGCGGTAGCGGTTGGGTCGTGACAACAACGACCTGCGGGCGGACGGGTTGCGCCTGCCGCGCCCGGGCCCGCGGTAGCCACGGCACACGTACGGGTCTGCCCGGTTGCGGTGGCAGGGCTTGTGCGGTGACGACGACGACTTGCGGGCGGACAGGTTCGGCTCGGCGTGGCTTCGCCCGCGGCAACCACAATGCTCGGACAGGTCGGCCGGGCTGCGGCGGCAACGCCTGTGCTGTGACAACGATCTGTGCAGGGGCGGGGGGTTGGGTCGAGGTGGCCCGTCGCCGCACGATCGGGACGAGACGGTCCCTGCCCGGTTGCGGCGGCAGGGTGACCCGGACGTTGACGACCGTGGTCGATATTGCCCGCCTGCGGGACACGGGTACGAGTCGCCGCCGCGACGGTTGGGCTGGGACAAGGACAACACTGGTGACGACGCTGCTCGATTGCGCCCTACGTCGAGGGAACGGGAACAGGCGGTCACGGGAAGGCTGCGGAGGCAGTCCCTGAGCGGTGACAACAACGACCTGCGCGGGGACCGGTACCGACGCTCGTTTACTGGCCTTGCCGAGCCACATCGGCCGCTGCCGGTCAGACGCCTGAGGCGGCAACACCGGGATCGGGAGTACGACCGGCGGGAATGTCCGAGTGGACGACGTCTGCCGCCGCGGGAACGGGAACCTACGCACCCGGCGAGCCACATTCGACGGCGGGGGGACGGTCGCCGACGCGGTGGCTTTGATCTCGATAGCGACTTCGTCGTACTGCTGAGCAGACGGCGCGGTCAAGTTCATGGCCTGCGAACCGGCACCAGACAGGGTGTTGGTCGTGCGCCAGAAGTGAATCGATATTTGGCCGGCGACGATCGACTCGCTCACGATCGTCTGGCCAGATCCGGCGGTCCCAGCCCCGGCGGCGTTCCAGTCCGACGCGGCCGCGTACACGTAGGAGCCGGTGGAGCATCCAGCGACGGTCGCGGACGGCAAGCCGGACGAGGATGAGGCGGCGGCGATGTTGGTGAACGCGGTGGTGTCCGCACCGGTCAGAACGACCGCTTGGACAGCTTTCTCATGGGTCGTGCCGGAACCGAGGCCGTTGACGGTGACAGTGATCGCCCCACCGGTGCCGACACCGGTCCAGATCTCCGCGCCGCCATCGACACCCGCCCCACCATCGGAGGAGGCGTTCTTGTTTTTGCGGGCACGGCGGGTCCAGGTGATCGCGGTGCCCGTGTTGGTGATGGACGTGATCGACGTGTCACCGGCGGTTTGGGAGTTGCTGCCGAACAGGATCACGATCGCTGACCCGTTCGGCGGTGTGAATGACGCCGTGGTGATCGCTGTAGTGGTGCCGGTGGCTATCGCCGGGGTAGAAGCATCGATCGCGAGGGCCATCTACCCCAGCCCCTCTATGGTTCGGCGGTGATCTGGATCGCGAGAATGTCCTCAATAACGGTCAGGCCCTGAGCGTTGATCTGGGCCTTCGTGTACGTCTTATCGCCCGCCCCATCCGTGGGGGCAGCCAGCCGTTTGGCTTTCACCTGATCAGAGGGGACATCGAACACGATCGTGTGGTACTGGCAGCCGTCGTCCCGATGGACTGTGGCGGATTGGATGGCCCGGGTGGAGTTGTTGAACGCGACCGAGATCGTGATCTGAAGGCCGACGTAATCACCAGCCGCCCACGACCAGGGGGACAGCAGCGGATCACCCTTGGCCATCAGGACACCACCTTCCCGGCGTTCGGCCCGTCGAACCACACGTTGCCCGACACGATGACCGGCGGATCTATCGACACCATCGGGTAAAACGCGCCGGAGTTCGGGAAAATCTGCGTTGAGAATCGGTTGTTGAGGATCTGGATGTTGCTCACCCGGGAAAGAACATCGACCCCCGCCTGATAGCCGCCGTAGACGGTGTTCGCACCCCCGGCCAGCAGGTTGCCGCTAATCAGGACGTTGCGCATATTGTCGGCGGACCCGGTCGAAAGGATGATCGCTGATGTAGCTCCAGCCTTCACGATGATCGTGTTGTGGCTGATCGTGAGCTTGTTGGTCCCGAGCGACTGGATGCCGTCGTTGTGCGGATCGTTACCGACGATCGCCAGGTCGTGGATGTAGGAGTCCTGCACGACCATGTTGGTGCCGGCTTTGATGCCGTCGACCGATCCGTGAATGTTGACCCGGGTCAGGGTGATGTTCGAGCCGTTGAGCCCGGCGTCGGCCTTCGGGTTATTCAGAGAGTCGAACTCCGAATCGATGACCTGAATGCCGGTCGCCCCGACGTCGTTGAGCAGGAGCCAGTAGCAGCCATCCGACTTGAAAAGGACGTTGCGGAAAACGACGTTGGCCACGCCCGAGCCGAAGGTCACGCAGCCGTCGATCTCCAGGTTTTGGTAGGTCGAGTTGGATGCGGTGACCTTGAGCGATCCGCGTTTCGTGAGGACCGTCCCCGCTGGCACACCGGTGTTGCTGGCGTTCGGGTATCCGGCCGGCACGACCGTAGCCGTGGGTGTCGGGGTGGGTGTCGGCGACGGGCTCGACGATGCCGGGATCGAGCTGCTCGCGGTGCTGCTCGCGGTGGCCGTGACCGTCTGGGTGACAGTCGGGCCGGCCGCTGTGACCGTGGCCGTCACTCGGTTCGATGGGCAGGACGTCACATCGGTTGTGCCGTCATCGGTTCTCGTGCACGTGATCGAGGTCGTGTCAGCGTTCGCGGTGGCGATGACCGTGTAGGACACGCCACCGGCTACCAAGGCCATCCCAGCGGTTGCGATGAGGACACCACGGCCCGCTGCCCACCGCGAACGCATAACCTCAGACCTCGACAGTCGGGGTCAGGGTGATGAAATGCCCAGCCGGGAGCGTGTTGCCGATGTTGACGAACGCCAGACCGTTGGCGGTGCCGATCGCGCACACCATCTCCTCGATGTAGTCATACGGCACATCGAGGTAGGACTGGGAGTTGAAGGTGAGCGTGTCGATTGGGTTCGTGGCCAACGTGGGGCCGGTCGTGCCGATGGTGGTCGCCGTGGTCACGATCAGACCCGTGGTCGGGTCGGTCTGCGGGGTCCACGTCTCCAACGGCTGACCCAACACAGCAGCGGCCAAGCCAGTGCCGGCGGGCGCGACGGTCTGCCGGTAGATCGCGACCGTGATCTGCTGCGATGTCGGCACCACAGCGGTAGTGGTACGTACACCGAGCTTCAACCGGCGCAACCGGAAACCGGACGTAGCAGACCCACCCCAATAGCCGATGTAGCCGTTGACGGTGGTGGTCGAGTTGACACCAGCGAGCTGCGCGGTCTGCGACACAGCCTGAGTGGAATAACGAGCCATTTCTTTACTCCTTTGTGTGCCGAGACGGCATGAAAAAACCGGTCCGAGGATTCGAACCGGTCCGAGAAGGGGACGGAAGGTCAGGCAGTGGCCTTGCCCGTGAAGTACGTTTTGGCCAGCGACAGGACCGCGCCGATACCAGCCACAACCGCCGCGAGGACCACCTTGTAGACCAGGGAGAAGCTGGGCAGGTGCGCGAAGTCCAGACCCCCACCGACAACGAACGCGATCAGGACACCAGCGAACGCCTGCCAGAACGTATGCGCGGCACGTTTCACGAGGTCGATCGCCCACAGTTTCACGAGCAGCGCCTTCAGTTTCGTTAGCATCGACACGCTCCTATGCCTTGAGGCGGGCGGCGAGAACGTCAGCGACCTTGGCCGCAAGGTCGTCGTCGAGGGAATCAGCGATGGCCGCTGCGACGGCATCCGTGTCAACGTCGACCGTGACCGGTTGCTGCTTGCTGACAAGGGCCAGTACCTGACCGGTGAGCACAGCGGCGGCGTTGGCCTTCACAGCGGCGGCGTTGACCACAGCCGCGCCAGTGCCGGTGCCGTGGACACCGATGCCGGAAACGAAGGTGTCGATCCGCGCGAGTTGCGCGGCCTGTTCTGGTGTCATGTCGTCCTCCTGGGACGTGATCGGGGTACCGCTGCCGAGAGCCGACTCACCGAGCGGCCACGGAGCGGTTGAGTTGTAGCCAGCCGGGTTCTGGCTGACCGAGATATGCACGTGATACAGGTGCGGGTCGCCCTGCTGGGCGTGGTAGCCGCCGGGGTTGTCCCAGTCGGTGATCCGGCCGTTGTAGATCGCGTAACCGTTCGGATAGACCCGCGGGTCGCGGGCCGCGTACATGCGGTTCACCATCTGGAACAGCGCTTCACCGGGTGGGCAACCAGGCACATTCGCAGCCACATCCAGCGCGCGGACCGTGTTATTCAGCCACGGATTGTGATCCGACGCCGAGCCCTCGCCACGGTGCGCGGCGTCACCGATCGTGCCCGTCTGGGCCGAGTCCTGCCACCCGCTGCTCGGGTACTGCTGGCGCAGCTCGTTGAACAGCGTGATCAACGCTGCCGCCATGCGGTACTGGCCATCGCCCATCCAGACCATCAGATCCCTCTCATTTGGTTTGCGCCGTGACGCACGCCGTCAGATCGCCGATGGTCGCCGACAGGCCGAGCTTCCCCGAGCAGTAGACGGCAGCGATCGTGATCCGGTTGATCGTCCCCACCGCCCCCGAGGTAGCCGACCGGCCTTGCTCATAACACTTCCCGCCAGGGGTCGTGCAATCGACCAGGCGGTCACTGTTACGTTTCGTATCCGCAGCGACACCGCCGAGTTTCTGCAACTGGTAGCCCTGCGCCAACACGATGAACGCCAACGCGACCGCGACAGCGACAGCCAACGCGACCAGTGAGGCGTGGACCATCTGACCGGCCTTCTCTACCCGCCTATTCCTGACCTCGGTCATGCCGCGACCTTCACCCTGACCGCTTCAAGCACTTCAACGACTTGTTCCATCGTGTTATGAACCCCCGAGAGGCCTTGCATAGCGGCGGTGTGATGGTGGGTCAGTTCGGTCCGCAACTCCTCGAGCAGATCCCGGCCGGTGACCACTTTCTCCAGGGCCTGCCGGGCGGTCCGCTCGGCCAATAGTTCGGCCCGCATCTCTTTCAATTCCTGGTCTTGCCGTTCCAGCCGAGCGGCCTGGTCATCACGGTCACCGCGTAGCGCGACGATCTGGGCCTTGGCGTAGTTGGCTTTGAAGAACGCGACAGCACTGGCCAGAGCCGCGATGATGACGAGGACAACGGCAACAACCTGCGCCCCATTCACTGCATCCATCGGGTTCCTTTCATGTCAGGCGGTCTGGACGAACAGGAACACCCCGTCGTTGCCGTTCGTGATCTGCGAGTTGCCTGTCCCGGCGGCCGACTTCACGCCCAGTTGGAGGTTCCACGTCCCGGACGCGCCTGGAACCCACGCGCACGTGAACGTCTGCTCCTGCTGATTTCCGGCAGTCGCGGCCACGGGCTGCTGCGCGATGTAGATCGACGGTGAGGCTGTCGTGATCGTCGACTGGGATGCATGGACGATTGCGAGAGCGGTGGTGTTCGCGACCGACACAACGAACTTGCAGCCGAAGGTCACCGTGTAATACCGGCCGGCTTCGACGTTCGTCACCGTCAACAGAGACCCGGCGAGCAGCGCCTCTGTAGTCCCGTTCGTCCCGGACGATGTGGCCGAGGTCAACGTGGACGTGAAGCCCATCATCTTGCCCGGCAGGCTGGACAGTAGCGACGAGCCCCAGGCAGCGGTGATCTTCGTTCCGACCGATGGAGAAGAAGGTAACGGCATTAGAGGCCCCTCACAGTGTCCACGTCACCGTGGGATAGACATCGACAGTTGACCCGCTGGATTGCGCAGCCGCAGTGGTCCCGCTGACACCGCGTGTAACACCGGTCCAGGTTTGTGGTGACGTAGAACCACCCGGCACACCGTTGAGTTGCAGGATCTCTTCATTAATCTTGATCAGCATCGGGTAATCACCTGATGCTGTAGACCAAGTCGGCCCAGACGAAGTGGCGATCACCACGGTTGTTCCGCTGTTCGTTATCGTGGTGTTCAGCGTTGACGCCTCTGCCTGCCAACGACCGTAGGTCGCGTCTTCCCACACGGCATCCGGTGGGTTGTCCGCTGGGCTGGCATCGATCGCGAACGTGTACTGATCCGGGCCGACAGTCTCCGTCCAACCCTCCACATAGCAGTCAATCTGCGTAGCTGGGGCAAACCCTTGCTTCAGGTTGGTGACCCGAATCCGGGAACCGATCTGAAGGTTGGCCAGCGACGCGTAGAGGCTGTTCTGTGCGGTCATCAGATCAATGACGATCTGCGGTAACCGGAACCCCGGCTGAGAGTTCTGGGCCACCCGCGACTGCGCCAGATGCAACGCATCATCATCGGTGCTCGTGTAAGTCGTGACCGAATCATCGGACCGCTGGTACAGCGCCACACTGGCCACGTCGGCGTAGGTCTGGGTGGATAGCGTGCCCGATACAGATGACCGGGTAACGGTGCTGGAGTTGATCAAGGTTTGATCGTCGAAAGTCGGGGAGTACGAATCACCCAGATCGTCAGATTCAATGGTGACCGTCAGGACAGGGCTGCCCGGGATTCTGAAATTCCGGTCAGCGAACCGAAATTTTCCATTCGGGCTGACATAGAACGCGGACCCGCCGCCCTCCGTAACGGCCATGTCCTGGCAAGCCGTGAGAAGTGACTTGTCCGACTGCGGGTAACTATTGACGGTGGCTACGCCGGTATCAACGCTCCAGTCGGCTGAGGTGTAGCCGTTGGCAGCGAGCAGCCGCTGAATGTAGGCGCCCGTGGTGCCGCCCGAGAATGCCGCTGCGCTGATATGGCTGAATATCCGGGCGGATGATAGTTGCGTTGGGTAGATGGCTACATATGCGATGTTGACGTTGAGGTTCGATGTCGCATAGTTGTACGCATCGCCCACCCTAAGACGGGAACCTGCTGGCGCAGCGAGGGCAGTGTCAGACAGACTGCCGGCGCCGGCATAGATGGTGGCGCTTCCGCCGGTGTCGACGGTGAATCCCAAATAGGTCCAAAACCCTACGGAGACACTGATGCTACTTGCCCCGACAGTTATGTTCCCGAAACTGTCGATGAGAATCTTCATCAATGGAGTGCCGTCGGGCTGCTCTAGAACCAGGAAGTCCACGAAGTTTGACGGCAAAGCTGTGAAGTACGCCCACATTTCGACCGTGTAGGCCGACATCGCAGGCAGATTCGTGGCTATCAGCGACTTGGTTGGGGTGATGTTTAAGCTGGTGCCGTTTTCGGTCGAACCGAGGCCCGGGAAGCCGAATGTTCCGATGCCAGTGGAGCCTGGGGTGGGGAAGCCGACCGCAGTACCACTGGGCTGCAACAACGGTGTTCCACCCACGCGTGGCGCAGCTATGGTGCTGCCCACCGCATCATTCAGCGGCCACAACGCCACCGGAAGATCCGCTAGTTGATCCTGCAACACCGGACTGTTCAATGTGATGGCCGATAGTCGCCGCATCACATCCGTCGCGGTGATCATCACCCACGCTGTGCCGTTCGAATCGATCGACGGTGGCCAGCCCTGGATCTCCCCCGTGAAACGAGTCCCCGCTGGGGTGTTCCGGTAGCGGATCAATCTCCGGGGAACCAGGTTCGGGTAGTAGGGATTAGGTGTTCCATCAGTGAGGACTTGAGATTTCGGGGTGAACCGGCTATCCGTGTTGTTCAACCGGAGACCCGAGAGAGTAGCCGCTGACGATGCCGCGTACGGCGACGTGCGACCGAAGTGGATCGTGAACGCGTCCTTATCCAGGTACTGGGTGACATCGGTCCACACACCCGGCGTGACCAGGTCACGAATCTCAACCACACCACCAGCAGGGAGCGCCATTACGTGGTTACCCCGACGATCCGGTTACCGCGACCCACGTACTGCTCCAGAATCCCAGCGATCTGACGGCCCACAGCGGTCGGATCAAGCGCACCACTCACCTGAATCGTGATGTCACCCCCGCCGAAACCAGCCTTGGCCCGATTCAACGGAATAACAGCCTCTGGTCCCGCCTCGCCGACCATCGCTAGCGTCGGTGACGTGACGATGCCGCCCTTCGCCAGAGCGGGGATCAGGGTTTCTCCACCAACTTTGCCGACACCTGGAATGTGTGTGTCGATGACAGGGATATGGATGGGCAGATGAAGCAGCCCATTCACTCCGTTACGGATCGCTGAGCCGAGGTCAGCTACGAACCCACCCACGTTGCCGACACCCGAGCGGATTCCGTCCCACAGGGACTTCATGAACCCCTTACCGGCGGTAAGCATCCGAGGGCCGAGCCCAGTGATAAAGCTGACCACGCTGTTGAACGCGCCGACGATCCAATTCTTCACATCGGTAGCGCCCTGCCTGATCGAGGACCAGTGCTTATAGATCACGGCCACAGCGAGACCGAACGGCCCGATCAGGATGCCAAGCAGGTACGGCCAGTTCGACTTCACCCAGTTGAACACACCCATGATCACGTTCTTCACCGCAGTGAACGCGCCATTGACGATGTTGCGGAAAGTCTCGGAGTTCTTGTATGCGTAGACGAAAGCAGCGACCAGTCCGATCACGGCCAGGACGATCAGGCCAATCGGGTTCGCGGCCATAGCTGCGTCTAGTGCGAGCTGAGCGGTTGTCCATGCTCCGGTAGCGGCGGTTATCAGCCACTGCGCAAGCGCCCATGCCTTCATCGCAATAACGACCGCGCCGATGCCGACAGCGGCGATACGGATTATCGATCCGTATCTTTCAAGCCAGCCCGTGAAAGCCGTAATCGCGGGCAGCGCAGTGTTGATGATGAACTGCATAACCGTCTGGAGGGGCTTCCGGAATGCCTCCCACGCCTGAATCACCAGGGGTAGTGCCACACTGGCGAGGTTTTCTACGGACGTCAGCAAGCCGCTGAAAATCTTCGGTCCGTTGGTCCGTATCCAGGTCATGGCCTGCTTCAGGGCACCCTGCACCACACCGGCTACCTGGCGAAGCACAACACCGATTCGCTCCATCACACCGATGAAGCCCTTCGAGGTGACCCCGCCGTCTTGAAAGGCTTGACCCATGGCCCGAATCCCGAGACCGAACAGTTCGAGTTTGGGCCGGTCGGATTGGTTCATCCGTTTCACGTTTCCGCTGAGCCCACCGAAGAACTGCGACGCACCCGTACCGAGCGATGTGAGGGCGGTGCCCATCACGTTCGCGGCTTTGGGGATGAGCGATCGGAGCATCGGTTCCATCGGAATGATCGCTTTGGCCATGCCCTGGTTGAACGTGTCCATCAGGGTCGACCACAGACCGGACAGGGTCTGGGACTGCTTACCCATCGCGCCGCCGTAGTCTTTCTCCATCTGCGCTTGCAGCTTCGGCAGGACGTCCTTGGACAGCAGTTGCCCTTTTTCGGACATGGCCTTCAACGTGGAGACGGGCTTGCCGAGCGCTTCGGACATCAGCTTCCACACCGGCAGACCGGCCTCAGTCATTTGCAGCAGGTCACCGGCGTGCAACGTCCCCGCGGACATGGCTTGTGTGGTGGCCAGCATGATGTGGTTGAACTGATCCTGGGTCAACCCGAGCGCGCCGGACGCGTCACCGAACGCGGTCAGCGTCGGGATGACGTCCTTCGCTGCCGCCCCCGCACCCAACAGTTGCCGGGAAGCGTCCACGAGCCCGGGCAGTTCGAACGGTGTCGCTGCGGCGAACTTGGACAAGTCACCTAGGAACGTTTGAGCTTGCTTGCCTGAGCCGAGGAGTGTGGTGAACGAAATGTTGGCCTGCTCCATCGCGGCGGCGGTCTGCACACCCGACTTGATCGCCGACCCGCCCATGCGAAGCAGCGCGGTCGCGCCCTGCGCGGCCATCGTGCCGATAGCGGCCCCCATCGCGACCGCGGAGGTTCCGACACCGGACAGGTGCTTACCGGTGCTGTCAGCGTTGTCACCGAGCGACTTCAAAGAGCGGGACGCGGTCCGATCCTCACCGAACAACAGCATCTTCAGGGTCAGGTCGCTCATCGGCTCTTTCCCCTCGGATTGTTGGCTTTCTTCATCGCGGCTATGTGCGCGTCAGCGGCTGGGGCGAACCCGTTAACCCAGACCCCGTAGGGCAGGTTCCACACGGAGTTCGGTACTTCCGGGCCGTGGGGGCTGATCGATGGCCACAGGTGGCAGACGGTGGTGAGACGCTTGTAGACCCCTTCACGGAGGTCACCGTCGTCGGTTAGGCCTGGTCGTCGTGTTGGCTGTTTGCGGCCCGACTGGAACCCTTGCGGGGCCGGGCCTTCGTAGGGTTTACCTTCACCTTGTGGTCCTGCGGTTCAGGCAGGAAGGTCAGTTGTTTCAACGGGAAATCGATCGCGTCCCCGAACGTCATGGTTTCGCCCTGTTCACGGCGTGACGCCCAGATGGTGACAGCGAGGACCCATGGAGCGTCCGGGTGGGCCTGCTTCTCGGCGTCAGTCTTGAGTGCGTCGATTTCCTCGCTCATGACCTTGAAGTCGTTCATCCGTAGTGGCCGTCCGAGGGCGGTCGTTTCGGATTCCAGTTGCAGGATGTCTTTCAGGGACAGCTCGTCTATTGACGCGGCGTTGTACACCCGATTTTCGATCTTGAATTTCATTGGTTCCCCCGGGAGTTGGTCGGCTACTTGCCGAGACCGTCGAGCAGCTCACTAAGGCCGCTCAACACTTCCTGCCGCACCTTCGGTGCAGCGGCTTCGAACGGACGCCGGAAAGATCCGGGTCTCACATGCTGGGTGACTGTCGACTTGGGTCGACCGAAAACGGGATGCTTCAACACGCCTTCATCGATCTGCGCGAGATACCAGCGTTGCCGCACGTTGAACCGGATCGAAACCTTGTCCGTGCTTGCGGTGACTCCGGGACGAGCACCCGCCACCTCGTACCCGAAACCCCCACGGCGTGGGAGTACGGAGCCAGCGGTGACCGCTACGTCTTTACCGACCGGTGTAGCGACCCTGCGAAGGGAGGCATTGACCTGCTTTTTGACGTCACCGTCGATCGTGCGCAGCCGGCCAGCGAGACGCTGATACTGCGACGTGTCAACCTCGTACTGGTCCACTACAGGGCAGCGTCCGCAGTGCGGGTCACAACCCAGATCGGCTGCGCCGCGGTGAGGTTGTCCAGTCCGGTGAACGACATCGACTGAATGATCAGGTCGGTCCCGTTGACCTTCGGCAGTTCACTTTCGAACTTGATCTCGGGGATGATGATCTGCAACGTCTCGTTGCCGGTGCTCAACGCACCAGCGGTGTACGTGAGCACCAACGCCATCGGCGTCTCGGCAAGCACCGCGTCACGGAACGTGGTCGAGTCGTATTCGATGTCGAGCTTGCCGGTGATCTCACGCAACCCCACGGTGGGTTTCGCTTTGCGTCCCCCACCGCCGATGTTGAACCGGTCATCGGTCAGGTTGTTGTTGACCGAGATGGTGCCGCCACGAACATCAGCGACCGAAGTGAC